CCAACCCGAACCACCCCCAGACAGAAAACAACCAACCACAAACGAGATTAAACAAACCAGAACAAAGGAACAGAAAATCATCAACCGTGCGCACCCAGGCCGGTCACCCCTCGCCCGAAGGCCCCGACGATCGCATTCTCACCCAAACCACCCACCCCTCATCGCAATTCTCACACCCTCCACCCCCCTCCTTCGCTGAAGCCAACATCGAAGCCATCGCTCATGCCATCAACGCTCTCGTTTCCGACCTCACCCCTTCGCTCTCATCTCCTCTCAGCCCCCCACACAGCCATCCTCAGCCCTCTCACACACAATCACTACTCACAGCCCCACCCTCGCCTCAAACGTCTCGCCTCGCCTACATATACATGTGGTGTCGTGCCTTTGCCGCTGGCCATGTCCCTCCTCAGCGCCCCCCTCATCTGCTCACCCCATCGTCTCTGTTCAGAGCAGGCCGTTGGCTGCGGCGTCGCATGAGCCTCATGAGCCTGTGCATATGCGTATGCGTAGGTGCCCTCGGTGTGACGGCCGGTGTGGCAGTGGCCCTGCAGGACAACTACTCGTGCATTGGTGGTGAGCACACAGTGTGGGCCACAGGTGGCTCGGTGTGGAGTGTGGTGAGTCATCAGTGCAGTGGTAGCAGGCAGCATGCCTACGAAGCCGTGGTCTCATTGAACACACATGTCGAGCCGTGGCACCTGGTGCCCGGTGAGGTGTTGACCCTGCCTAGCAGCGGGGGGTAGGGGGTGGGGGTAGGGACCTAGAGGTCCATGCCCTCCACGGGTAACCACTTACCTAGTGGACACGCTGACTGAGGGAGCCGTACCTTGATCGGCATGATGCACTTGCATACCTTGCACTGCTTGGCCCATGGCCTGAACTCCTCGCATGTGAGGCAGATGGCGTACCTCTCGGCTGGCCTCACTCCTCGTACCTCACTAGCCTGACCCACTCCCTGACTGGTGGCCCGAGGATGGGGTCGTCCTCCACATCCTTGACGTAGGTGTGTAGTGCCTTGACCACTGAGGTGGTGAGGTCATACTTCTCGGCGTACTCAGCCCGCATGTCTCTGATCTCTGCCTGTAGAAGCATGATGGTTTCGGCGGCGTCACGGGTGGTGTGATGTACCTTCTCTGCCCCCTGCTGCTGTGCTGTGTGTGAGAGTTCGTATAGGCGTGAGAGCGTGTCGTCGACCACTGAGTCTTCGATCATCTCTCTCTCCTAGTACTCTCCCCCTACTGGTGTGAGGTGCTCAGGAGAGATTAGTCGAGTTCCCTCGCTGTCATAGGAGGAGGGCTCACCCTTCTCCCATGCCTCGTCGTAGTCGATCCAGCCCAGCACATCCACGTCCCTCAACTCTGGGGGTACAGCCTTGGCTACGAACAGCACTAGCCCCTTGCCTACCTGGTGCCGGCGTACAGCAGCGTTGAGGCTGGTACGCACCCGACGCACTTCGATGTTGCGCCCCACGTCAGGCATGTCCTTGTACTTGTGATGCTCGGTCGCATGCCATATGTGCCCATGCCAGTAGCGGTTGGTGGCCTTGGCTACAGCCAGTTCGCATACTGCTGCTGCCACCTGTGCAGTGCGGTCGTCCTCCATTCGTTCGGAGTCGTACCATGGCGCATTCTGCTTGCTCCAGTTGGCCGTGTATCGGCGTGCCCCTACATGCGAGGCATGCTCGTATTCCCACGTTTCGAGGTTTACCATCAACCCCTGCCCCTTTCTGGTATCTAGCACCCCTTCACCCTACCGATTTTCTTGTGGACACGCAAGGCCCAAAAAAGTTTTGAAGTTTTCGAAACCGTTTTTTTAGTGGACACTAGAGGCTGAAAAAAGTTTTGAACTTTTGAGAATCCGTTTTTTAGTGGACACGCAAGGTCGAAAAAAGTTTTGAAAAGTTGGCAACCCGTTTTTTAGTGGACTTGCGAGACGAGATTGCACCTTGGTCAACCGCTCAAACGGACATCACACTTGGTGCAGAAGGAAGCCCACGGGTACTCCTGCCGAAACTCCATGGGATGTGAGCAGTCGAGGATGTCGGTGACTTTGAGATTCATGGTGTCTCTGATGAGGGCAGATAGGGACACCTCGGCTTTCTCAGCGGCACGCTTCCATCGTTCCCTGTCGTTCTCGGTGGCCCGTATGAGGATCTGCTTGTCAGCAGGCCCATCGTCGTCGCTCACCTTGGTGGACACCGTGAGATCCATGCCCTCAGCGAGGTCGTTCATCGCAGCCTCGATGTTGTCACCGACAGGGACGAGGTGGTCCTGACCGGGGGCGAATGTCGCCACTCTGTCTAGAGGCTCATCGAGCGCAGGCCCCACGGGTAGATCAGGTACCTCTTCGGCCGCGTTCCAGTTGGTGGCGTCAGGGTGCAGTTTGTTCGCACGCGTGCCTACTCCTGATGGTGGACGCGAGTTTGAGGCTACTGGTGCAGGCAGGGGCGGTAGAGGTACCGACATGCTGACAGTTACCGAATCGTTTGCTGGTGTCGCCGGATCGGAACCTCGAACACCTATGGGATCACTTGCCATTTGTTTCCTCCACTATCTCTGCTTCTACTACGTCGCTGTCGTCATCGATTCGATGTTGGTATTTCAACAAGTCAGCAGAGGCCTCTGCACCCAACGCGCCCTCTACCTCTGTGGGTGAAACAACACCCGATTTGACCATGAGAGCCAACAGTTGTTTGGCTTCCTGCTCGGGTGAATGGGCAGTCGCGCTTGGTAGAACCGCCACTCCGGCCATGGCCAGACGTATCGATTCGCTGGCTCCGTCAAGACCGATCTTGACATCAACCTGTTTTTGTTGGACTTCCATGCCGAGCAGTTTAGACCGGCGATCCATCACAGAAAGCACCTGCTGGATTGCCTTCATATCCGGCTCCACGGAGACCTCTGTCCCGTCATCCAACGTAATGCGCCGATGTTGAGTCATTGGCCATATCGCAGACTGCAAAGAGTCGAGTCGCTCCAACTCCATGCGAAGCACCTCGGGATAAGCCAAAAGTGCCTCAGAGTTCAGTTTCTCAAGTTGCCGATTCACAGAACGGCCCACGACAGCAACGCTGCAACCGAATCTACGGGCAATCTCTTGACTGGCCACGCCAGCCTGCCTCATCTTGAAAATGCGCACATCACGTTCCGCTAAGAACTCACGGGTAAGTGTGACTTTGCTTTCTTCTGCCATCAGACCGTCATCCAGTCAATCACTTCGAATGGGAACCTAACCCCACGTTTCATGGTAGCCGGCCAATGTCTTTCGTCACGGGCACCCCTGAAATGGGAGATTCGATATACATATTCTCCCACATTTGTCGGATCGGGTGTCAAAGCGATGCCAAACTCGGGCCACCGGGACCACACAGCAGAACCGAATGGTCGCAGGTCACGACTCGCTCCGGTGCCCAACGGGGCGTGATGTTCTAGCCACAGGGCCACCCCGTAGATCGCACGGAGGGTGTCTAGGTATTTGGCGATTTCTGTGGCGATGGCTTCGCTTGTTCGACCTCCCGGATCGACGAACGACTTGTACAGGGGGCCGAGTAGTAACAGGTCGGGTTCGACCTCTTCAATCTTGCTCTCCAGAAGCAACCGGTCGGGCATCTTCATCAAATCGAAGCCATCGGGCTTCATGTACAGGTGGGCGTCCAGATTCGGCTCGAATCCCATCGACTTTGCCGCACCGATGATGCTTCGTGATGTACGACGGATAATCCGCTCCGGATTCTCGAGATCAACGCTGAGAGTGCGTATGGGTGGCATCGGTTGAAAGGAGAACGGCTGAACGCCCATCGCCGGAAGAATCGCAGCCTGCCGGAGAAGCATCGTCTTGCCGACACCTTCAGCCGCAACCACGATGACTCGCTCACGTCGTTCCAACAGCCCCGGAATCAACCAGTCATAAGAATCATCGTCGTCCTCAGCAACGAAGTCACCCCACATGACAAGCCGACCTTGGTTCGCAGTGGGAGTGACCTCTGCGCTCCCCAACAACAACATCGCCTTGTGCATGATGCTGGCAGGTGATCGCGTGGTGTCATCCAGCAGCCCCCTCAGTTGAGAGAGCGTCTCGTCCACGGGTGAGAGTGGCGCCTCCTCAACCTCGACAACTTCGGGCAGAGGCTGATCTCCGTAGTCATCCAACTTGTATTCAACGAGTTGTTCGGTGGTCCCACCCGCTGCGATGTGATCGGTGATGTCCTTCTCTTCGGGACAGATCCATACGGCTACGTCACAGCCAGCCTCTCGAAGTTTGATCTCGACATCTGCTGCGTGCCGTCTCCCTGGGTCGTCATTGTCAACAATGATGTCGACTGTCGCCCCAGCAAGTGCACGGGTGTGTAGGTCCAGCCACTTGCCGGCACCACCGGGCATGGTTGTCGCACAGGCACCCAGCCGGTTCAGGGTGTCGCAGTCCTTCTCGCCTTCCACCACCCAGATCGGCAGTCCCTCTTTCTTCTGCCTGAGCACATCGGGCAAGTTGTAAAGCACTTTGGGTATGTCGCCGAGTTTGTAATCCCAGCCACCTTTCCCGTCGGGCTTCCTCTGCCGAAAGGTTTTCTTCCCGTCGGGTTCCGCGAAACGGACTTTTTGGAACAGCAGAGCACCGTCGGCATCTTCGTAGTCGTAGGCGGCGACGTACTTGAGTTTCTTCTGCTCGATCTTCGGGTACTCGCGGCCCGCTGTCTTCTGCGGATCCTTATGGAAGAGATCCGTGATCCCGAGACTGACAGAGTCAAGAATGTCAGCGGTACTGCAGCCTCCGTTGCGATGGCAATGCAGGAGCACTTGTCCGTCGTCGTTCTCGTGAACGGATAGCGACGGGTTCCTGTCGTCTTGCCGGCATGGGCAACGTGCTTCCCAACCGTTTGCTGAACTGACCACACCCTCTAAGCGGGCGAGAAGATCATCCGTGTGCTTGAACATGCGGCATTCGTTTAGACCTTGTAGAGCGTAAGCCCAGTTGGTTGCGAGACGATTTGATTCCTCCGTGAATGCGGAGGAGCCTTCGCTCCTGTTCGTTCAGTCCACCCCAAATGCCGAATGGTTCATGCTTCAAAGAGTATGCAAGGCACTCTTCCGAAACTACACAACCGGAACAAACGCTCACTGCGCGGGCTGTATCTATCATCAGATCGATGTCGATGGAAAAACGCGATCGCTTAGGTCGGGGTTCCGGAAACCACCACTCGGTCGGCTTGCCATTACAGGCACCGTCCACGGGTGGAAGAGCGCCATCTTCGTTGAAGAAACGAGGCAGATCAGACACGGACCAACCGTTCGATGTCTCCCGGGGAGAGAAAGACGACTGCTGATTCCACGGTTAGTTCCGCTCCCCTCTCGGTGACCACGAGGTCGACTGCTTCGGCTGGGACGCCCAGTGCAGAGGCAAGAGATCCTCGAAGGCGGGCGACGTGGACCTCATTCTGGCTCAAAATCTCATCGTAGTCAAGTGTCATTCGTGGACTCATCGTGACAGCCCCGACATCACGCTCTTTCTCGACCGTGCGGAAGCACCATGCACACCCCAACTTTGGTGCCCGTGAAGCACGGGTACGGATCTCCGTATGACCGCATTCCAGCAGGTGATGGTACTTGACGGTGCCGTGGATGCCCATGCGGTCGATGCTCTCGATCCTGCGACGAGGGGCCTTGCGATGTTCGGTGGTCATCGGTCCAGATTAGTCCTGCGATCTCCCGAACACGGGACCCCCAATCTCCGACAGGACTGAACGCTGGAGCACCCACCTCCCATTAGGGGAAGTAGGGGTGCACACCTAATCGCCCAGCACCCATGGGAAAGGGGTGGAACGAAACAGCCGGCATCACTGAGAGAAGCAGTGAGAGCGCTTGTTGGATTTCGGCAGCCGCCGGTGACTAGGGGGCTATCGAACAGAAGTTTCTCAGGTCGCCGTGCAACTTTCGGCGCTCCGCAGACATGTGGTTACTAGGCGCTGCAAGACGCGGCGCTCCACAGGCATGAGACTAATAGGGCCGATGCGCCCGGAAAGAGAGTGTTGTCAAATGGACAGCCATGATTCAACTAACCACGGGTGGGGCTTCGAAATCGGCGCCATCCTTCAGGAAGCCGAGAGCAAGGAGAGGTGGGATGAATGTTGCGCCTTGATAAGCGTGGCGGTGGCCGCGTACTGCGACGAGCAGTCTGGTGAAGACATGATGGCCGACGAGGAGGGCCGGTGCTTTGTGTTTGCGATAACTGATTGCATCACGAACCTGCACTCCCTGTACCTGCCGTTGCTGAAGCGCATGGATGCCATCAGCCGAGACTCCCGTTCCATCCGGAAGCGGTGCAAGTCGGATGCGCCACCCGTGCCCTCCGAGTCGCCGGACTCTCCTCAACGACCGCTATGGGAGTGGGACTGAGAAAGAAACTTTCCGAAAACCGGCCTATTTCGATCGGATTGACCCGTCTCACGGCGTCTAAAGGGGTGACAGATAAAACACCGAACCTCGGAAAGGGGGTGAACAAGTGATCAACACCGACGAACTGGCGCCGAAGTGCGACCGCTGCTTGCAGCCGGTCTACTGGGAGCGCTGGGACCAGTTGGATAACGAAGGCAATCCCATCTGCCTCCGTTGCCCGACGACTGACTAAGACTCGGCGCCCGGGGGAGCGTGGCAACAGAATCCCCCCACCACCCCGTGGCCATGGAGTCGTCGATAACCAACGCCGACACGCCACTCACGGGGCTTCCCCCTGGCGTCCCGACGCAACACGGATTCTCTCAATGAAGCCTTGACATCGCCGTCTGGTTCCGGTAGGGTGGAGATACAACCAGATGGCCAGGGGCCATCGACCTCCTGAGCATGAGGGAAAAGGCTCACCTACCTACGCTGAGAGGCACCCCTAAATATGACAGAACCAGCCACCACGACACGCTACCCATGCGACCGCTGCGCCGTTCCGACACGCTCCGTCTTTGAAGGCGAATCGACCTTGGAGGACTACAGCACGCAGTTGAACGGTGGCCTCCACATGACCGCCTCAGGGTATTACGGGGGTTACTGGGATACCGCCTCCTTCATGGGCGACGAGCCTATCGATTTTCACCTATGCCATGACTGCGCCACATGGCTGTCACGCGAGATCCCGAAGATGGCTCAGGCGGCAAAGGGTGGCCACTTCGCAGCCAACGTAGAAAGCGAAGGCTCCCGTCACGCCCACGAGGCACGCGAAGGAACCGACAAAGAGTGGTGCAAAGAGGAGAAAGCCTTGGGCATCAAGGTCATCGAGCCATGCTGCGAGTCGGGTGTTCTTACTTCATGACACCGCCCAGCGAACAAACGAACGCACAACGACAACTTCGGGCAGAGGCTGACAGGGAACGATGGAAGAACCGGCATGAGAAACTGCACAAACAGGAGGCTGCACGTCTCAAGTCGCAGCAACGCGACTTCGACGGGTTCCTCAAGGCCACGAAAACTTGGGAGTTCGCTGACTGGGTGCACGATCACCACGACGAGGACGACTGGGGCACCTACGCGCTGTTTGCCTTCGCGCAAGTTCTACGCAAGATGCTTCCGAACATGACGCTTTGGGAGTTCAAGAAGTTAGCGACCCAAGAAGTCGGCTGGGACAAAGAGAAGTCATGGATGTTGCGTGGGGGGCTATCCGACTACGCCACCGGGCAGTTCTCTCTAGCCAAGGAAGATCTGCGATGAGCGCCACCACGACAACCCGACCGGATCCCCTCGATTGGCGCACGGTAAGGATCGCTGTCAAACAGCATCTGCCCACGATGAACCGTTACGTCGGGGCTCGCCGGCTCGTAGCCGATGCCCTCGGCATTCATCCGGAAACACTTGACATCCCCTTGACGGGCGAGTAGGATGGGGTCATGAATCACCTGACTCACATGACTTTGACCTGCTTTGGTAGTGAAGAGGAAATGTACGACGAAGAAGACGCTTACAACGACATGCAGTTCGCCAAAGAAATGGCGCGACCCGGATCGTCACGGTTCGACCCCCGCTGGCCTGAGGCTCCGTGGTCAGCCCCAGTGAGGATACGCCGACGAGAGCGTCGATACACCTGTTCACGGCCATGTTGCGGACGACAGGCAGTCGTGTCGGTCTACACCGACATGGAAGGGGTCAGGAAGGTGAACACTGAGGTCCGGGCGTGCAAGCATTGCGGAGTGGCGTGGTCGGTGACGGAGGGGAAAGTCATCTGTGACTCACACACCGAAGAGTGTGCAAGATACGGGGAGCATTCCTCATCAGAACAAGAAGCGGCGTGGGATGCGCTTCTCCCTCCCGTCCTGTCACCCTTCTAATGGGGACGGCAGAGCACTTGACAACCCCTTGACGAGCAAGTAGGATGGGGTCATGACCACAACAGTAACTATCAACAAAGGTGACCGTGTACGTCTGATTCGCACTAGCGATGCGTACACCAGCCTGCTCTCTGGCGCTCAGGGAACTGTGCGTCGTATCGACGCCCTCGGCACCGTTCACATCAACTGGGATTGCGGTTCACGCTTGGGCCTCGTTCCCGGTGAGGATTCGTGGGTGATCCTGTGACCTCCACCCAAGAGTTCGTATCCTGCTGTGGCTACTGCGGGTCGGCAATCGACTACTGCCAAGGTCACGGAGAAGACGAGCGAGCCGAATACGGATTCGACTACGACTCCGATCAGTACGAGGCACGACGCGACGTGTTTGAGACTTCGCTGAACTTCGCCGACGACTGGACCCGCTGGCAGTCACATACTGAAGCCGACGCTCTGAGGGCGACCCTTGACGACTCCTTGACAAACGGATAGGATGGGATCATGAAGAACACCGAAGCAATCGTTTACTATCGCAAGAACGCCGACTGGCTGAGCAAGACGCCGTGGCAACCACCGTCAATCACACGCCTAGACGAACTCGACGAGGTTCATCGCATGGACATCATGCCGATGCCAAGCGTGTATTGGCTAGAGCACGTCTGGAAGACGATGCAGAACATCGACGGCGGCGACCTACCCCAGCAGTTGGGCGTGCGTTCAATGATGGTCGGCGACATTGTCGTCATCGGCAACGAGGGCTGGCAGGTCGAAGCGACCGGCTGGTCTCCCGTATCCAGCGACTGGCTGACCAACGAACCCCTGTACGCAAAGCCCTAAATCTCACCGGCCATACGAGGCTCGCTACCCAGAACACCCACGCCGGTCACCACAACCTCACCAGCCAAAGCCTTGAGCCCCTCCGAACTCGTCCCGGTACCCAATGAATCAGCGGGGGGTTCAATAATCTCACTAGCCAAGGCCCTCCCGATACCCAGTACTACGCCGCTAGTTAGTCTGAGTCACCGAGGATGAGTGCATCCCGTGCGTGATCTGCGGCTGCCTGTTCGCTGGACAGTAGGTCCGTCAGGCGATTGACCTCATCCACCAGATGTACGATCCTCCACATGTACCAGTCCATCCCCATGTCCTTGCCCGGCTCGTAATCCTGCAAGTCCATGGTCAAAACTTCATGGTCGGATAGGAGGTCCGACCAGTCGGCGTCGCTTCTTTCTTGACTTTCTTCATCGCTCGCCGGTTCCTCTTCTTCTGGTACTCTGCTCGCTTCTGAGCCTGAGCCGTCTTGCGCTGTTCCTTGTGCTTCTTCATGCCGGCAGGTCAGACATCGACGAGTAGCGAGCCTTCTCCGGGATCACCCATCGAACACCCCCACGGGGATCCCTCACATCTCCCTCTCGTCGCGGAATGACGTGAACATGTGCGTGCTCGATGGTTTGCCCGGCGGAAGCCCCGACATTCGTACCAATGTTCATGCTGGTAACTCCAGTAACACGAAGGTTGTCTGCGATCAGGTTGACCAACGACCACAGATCGGCCCGCTCGTCCTCGTCCAGTTGAAACACATTCATGACGTGCCTGCGTGGGACAACCAGCATGTGACCTTCCGTGACTGGGTAGTTGTCGGGAAAAGCGGCTGACGATCGACCCATCGTGGTGCCGGCTGCGTGCCGTGTCCACCCGCTATCCAGTCCCGCAATGTCGCAGAACGGACATTGATCTATACGAACTCCGGATTCCACAGACGCTCCCACGTTTGAGGACCAACACACCCATCCTTGGTCAGTCCTTCCATCCTTTGGAACTTCTTGACGGCCCAATGGGTACGCCACCCGTACACGCCGGTGTTCTTCATTGTTCCGAAGAAGCCGAGCATGATGATGCGCTCTTGCAGAGTGCCGACGATGGGGCCACGCGAGTTCCGCCTTTTCGACAACGGTGTGGCTGCCACCTGATCTGCGCAAGCAGCGATGTAGGCCAGGATGGCAAGAAAGTCAACTTTTACTTCAACCTTCTCTTCTTTTGATTCTTTGACTGCTGGGGCATCGAACCATCCGTTGGCATCTCGGGGTTGATGATGCCACCACTCGCGGGCTTTGATGGTGGGGACGACGCCGTAGCGTTCAGCGATGTTGTTGACTTCCCACTTGGCGATCTTGTTACTGACCATGTGCAAATCGACCGCATAGCAGAATCCATCGTCCTGCGTCATGTGCCAACTTCCTCTCCACCAGCCGCCGGCCCCGAAGCGGCGGTCTGGGTTGGCGGCGAGATTGCCAGTTCCTGCCTTGTATTTCTTGTAAAAGTACGCCTGCTTTGCGTAGGTGCGGCATGCGCTACTGACCTTCACCCGACCAACGATCTGAGGATCTTGGAAGAAAGCCTCTAGTCGTTTGACGAAGCGCGGGTGGAGAAGAGAGAGGTCAACGTTCTTGCCTGTGACTGGAATCATGCAATCACAATAGCATCCGGCTTGCGGCTCTAGCGGATGGGTACGACTTCCGCCATCAGGCCATCGTCTTCAGTTGTCTCGGGTGTCGCTGGGTTCGGTTGGAACAAGGTAACCCAATCGGAAGAAGCCAGCATTCCGTCCTCTACCTCCGGGCCATGCCATGAACGCAACATCTTCATCCATGCATCCTGTAAGCGGATGCCGATGTAGCGACTGGCTGGCCGGTTCCCGTCCTCCATGCGCTTCTGCCACTCCGTGGAGACGGCACCGGCTAGGGCGCCAAACTCTTCGGCGGTCAGTTCAAGGGTGATGGTCTTGGTCTTGATTGACATTAGTTCTCCGTTGGGATCTGGACAGTCTGGCCGATCTGAAGGGTGGCCGAACCGTCATTGAGTTGGATCATGTGGTGGACAGCGTTCTGGAGGTTGCCTTCGCAGTTGTCGGAGGCGATCTGCCAGATCGTGTCAAAGGCTTGGGCCACAACTGGCTCCGTTGAGCAGGTGAACTTGACGTGTGCTGCGTTGGCTGTGCCGAACGCCCACACTCCACCGGCTACGGCTGCTGCCATGAGTATTCCCGTGAGTCCCCTCTTTATGTTCATGCCTTCATCCTACAACCTGTTGACACGGCTGTCAAGTGCGGCTATGCTGGGTTCGGGAGGCCAAAGGTATGGTGTCCCCGGGTAATGTAAATGCACAGCGTGGCGTATTGCAGCGTGAAACTGTGTAGCCCGGGTATCGCAGGGTTCAACTCCCTGTCCGCTCACTGCTGACTGGCTCGGCGGGGAGGGATCGAACCTCCAACCTCCGGGTCCAAAACCCGGCGTTCTGCCAGTTGAACTACCGCCGACTGGTACCCCCAACGGGGATCGAACCCGTGTTACCAGCGTGAAAGGCTGGCGTCCTAACCACTAGACGATGGGGGCTTGGTGGGAGCGGAGGGACTCGAACCCTCAACCGTCGGATTAAAAGTCCGCTACTCTGCCAGTTGAGTTACGCTCCCCTTGGCTCTCCTTCTCCCGATACCCAGAAACGCTACGCCATACACGGGGCTCTCGGCCCAGAAAACGCGCAGAAACTTACTCGGGCATGAAGAAACCCCCGGCTTGGACCGGGGGCCTTGCTCACATCTTGTGAGCGACCATCAACACCGCTCCTAGAACGGTGCCGATGCAGAGGATCGGGAAGATCCACATAAAGCATCACCTCTCTTACTGCTCCCATCTTAGTCGACCGTCAAGGAGTTGTCAAGTCTTTCGTGGAACATTACCCACAACCGATCCATCGTTCGGCTGGCCGTCGACTCGAACAGGGCCGGAATGATGGCGTGCACTGTTGCGGCTAAGGCTCCCCGTGCCATCAGGACGGCACACCGCAAGGCGAAACGGGCGTGCCCACCCCACGTCTCGCCAACCGAAGCCGGGTGTTCAGTGAAGAAGTTCATCCTCATTCAGGAACCGAAGGCGAGATTCATCACCAAATCGCTCGTCGAGGCGGCAGCCCCGTCGGTGACACCCTCAGTTGCTTGGTTGACAACGCTTCTTTTGGCATTGATCAAGTCGTAGATCTGCTGATCGATGGTGTCGACGGTCAGCATGTACGTCGCTGTGACCGAACCCTCCTGTCCGATGCGGTGCAATCTCGCAACCGTTTGGTCAACGTCGGCTGGAGTCCATGGCTGCTCAACGAACAAGATGTCTTGGGCTGCAGTGAGCGTGTGGCCAGTCTTGCCGGCCTGAATACTGAGAACCATGACGAGGTCGCCCGGTTCGTCTTGGAACAAGGCCTTCGCTTCCTCCACCTCGTGAACGCTCATGCCTCCCTGGATCTTTAGTCCTCCGTGTTCTCGGGCGAGTTCGTCCACAATGTCTCGATGGTGTGCCGCGACAACGACTTTGCGTCCTTCCTCCATGTGGGCTGCGACCCATTCATGGGCTGCCGCCATCTTCGCCTTGGCTGCAATACGCCGAAGTACTGAAATCTTGACTAAATGCTCGGAAGCCTCGGCCCGGAACCTCGCACGGACAGCAGCCGACTGATGGTTCAATCCCATCTCTTTGGCGATGGCACGAGCGCGATCAACGAGATACTGAACGATGTCCTTCTCTGCCTTGGCGTACTCCTTCATCACGGAGGGTGTGCCGGCAACGAGCACGGGTGAGTGGACGATGGGTGGCAACTCCTTCATTACCTCTGGCTTGGTACGCCGGATGTAGCAGGTTGAGCGTAAGCGTTCGTTGAGTTCTTCAAGATTCGAGTGCCCCTCCAGATGCCACTGCCCCCACTTGTCTTTGAACGCATCGCAGTACCTTCGGTAGAACCCCCACGTCCCACCGAACTTGTCGATCTGTCCGATGATGTCCAGTTGGGCTGCGTACTCGGCTGGCCTGTTGGTGACTGGCGTTCCGGTAAGCAGCATTATCGGGGCTTCCACGCCGGCGGAGCGCGCAAGCCGTTTCGCAGCCTTTGTTCGCTGGGCGGTCGGTGTCTTACAGTAGTGAGATTCATCGAATATGTACGACTTGTGACTTGACAACTGTCGTACCCAAGTGGTAATATTGGAATACCCAATCACGACGATGTCGTAGTCAGTCGGAAAGTCTTTCCGGTTTGTGACTATCTGGACATTCCGATTCGGAAAGAACTTCCACCACTCCGCTTGCCAGTTCAGCACCAAGTTCGGTGGGCATATGACAGCCCCGGGGAACACGTCTTCCCCCCGTGAGGCCAACAGTTCGATTGTGGCTGCTGCCTGCACTGACTTGCCTAACCCCATTTCGTCTGCGATGAAACAGCGTCGGCTGGCTAGGGCATAGGCGACTCCGGCGCGCTGGTACGGGAGCAGTTCGCCCGACATCCCAGGGACATGGATGGCTGCGTCCGTGGCACGGCTGGCTGCCATTGTCGTGTCGAGTTGGCTTCTGACCGTGCTGGCTTCCTGTCGTACCGCCGCCTCTACGGGTACATCGAATGTCTCGCTCCATCTCACCACTTCATCAACGCTCGTAATCGGGGCTTTCCACGCGTGTGTCGCCTTGTCCCATGTGATGCCGGGGATCTGCTTCGCGGAGGTGACTGCAACCCGGTCGTAGGCGAATGCGAGATGAATGAATCCATCTGGATGCATGTAGATGCGTCGGCTGGCGTGGCGAAGCGTGGGGAGGGTGAGAAGTAGAACTTCTGGGTCGATGCTGAACTCGTGGGTGGCTGCGAAAAGCCGAACTTGATCGAGACTGGATACGGGTGCACGCCACACCCGACTAACTTTGTCCCACTTCGCACCTTTGAGTAGGCGCACTTCGGCAACCTGAGCGGAGTCGTAGGGGAAGTCCAGAATGAGGTGGTCGTCGGCTAGGGACAGTCGCATGGTTCTATCGTACCGGCGGGGCTCGCCGGCTGCGGGCGCATCAAAAGCGAAAGACCCTCCCCCGATGGAAGGACGGGGGAGGGTGCAGAGGGCCGGTTGGCTGCCCTCGGGCGGTCTGCGCGGATGAGGGGTCCGGCGACCTGCCATCTAGTTCGTTGGGATCACGTTCATCGGGATCAGTGGGCGATCCATGTCCTCCACCATTCTAACTGAGTGGTTGTGATCGGAGATCCTGACGATCAAGTCTTGCGTCGCCTCGAACGTCGCCGACACGATGTCGGCAATGAGGAAGTGGCGAAGGGCCGATTCTGCCAGTTCGCTTTCGTTATGTGTCATCTTGACTGTGTATGTGTCCATGTCTCTATCTTACTCGACGCAACCCCGCCCGTCAAGAGGTCATCCGGACTTTAGGCCTTGACTTGTGCGAACTCGCCCTGTAGGGTGAAGAGCCCCGCCCAGTCCATTAGCGCTGCCCAACACACACCCGACGGGCATCGAACATTTGTTCGATTTGCCAAAGATCACACGAAACCCAGCCGCCGGACGCAATCGAACAGGTGTTCGACATGAGGGAAAACCCAGAGGAAATACTCGGTTCAAACTCAAAAAAGTCAGAAAACGAGCCATCCGCGCATCGTTCACCAGAATCGCAACGCTCTTTTTTACTTCCATCATTTATTACGGTGGAGGAAAGGACTGTCCTCATGGGTTTATCACCCTCGTAGTGCGGGGCTTTCGTAGCGCTCTTGCATCAGAGACAAAAAAAGGCCCCCCGAAGGGGGCACTTCGTTGATTGCCGGATCGGTTAGAAGCAGGTATCGCAAGTGCAATGATTGCGTCCACCGCTCTGGCAACTTGAACTGGCGGAGTGGTTAGGGAAGATTGCTTTCCCTGCCCTCTCAGCGTCCGTGGCGCGATCGCAGTAAGCGCATCCGCCTCCGAGTGACATAACTGCTATGTGGTTTGTTTCCATACCCCTACCTTACTCGCCCCAGCACCCCCTGTCAAGTCATTCAGAAACTTTCTCACAGCCCTTGACACGGCTTGATCCATCAAGTAAGGTACAGACATGGACACAACCACAGGACAGACCATACTCACAGGAAAGCCCACCAAAACATATGGTGGAGGAAAGCGCCGCATCTGCGACGCCCCCGACTGCTCAGTCGTCATCTCCAAGTACAACGCCAAAGAAAAGTGCGCCTCCTGCTGGAACGCCATCCCAGTTCAGGAACGCCCCTACGCCTACGCGGACGGCTGGTCCAGCCTCCCCAAAGGATAAGCCTGCAGGGTTGTGGCCCCTGCATCCTCCCCCCGCCCCTCTCGCGGGGGGAGGACTTTCTTTTCGTACCCTCTTGACGCCATCCCGGGGCTGCTGTACACTACGAACATGACCGAAACCACCACCCCGTTGATCGCAGAAATCGAGACCTTCCTGTCCCTCACCGCGAAGCGTGAGATGTTCACCTCGCAGGAGATCCAAGATCTACTACTGGACCTCCGCATGCTTGCCGAGCCTCAGCACAACTAACACTTGACTTTCCGGGGCTTTCGTGCTAACTTCCCAGTTCGCGAATAACCCCTTGACATGCCGGCCGAAGTCAAGTAGGATGGAGTTGTGAGGCCAGCGTTGTAGCCAGCGAGACTGTCGCAAATGGCTCAGCCGTCGACGGGCACCTCACGGAAAAGGACCCTCGGCTGATCGACACGATCCAGCGGGGGTCTTTCTCATGCCCAAATCTCGCCGGCGTGCAGCGGCCCCGGGTACACTCCCTGACCCAGGGAGTGCCGTGACACCCCACCTCAGAACCAAGCCAACTAGTAAGCGATACCCATTGACGCCTCGCTTGGTTCCTGCGGGGCTCGCGCACAGCAAATCCAAGTTCAGGACAAAACGACGAAAACCCCCGGTCACTACCGGGGGCTTTATTCTCGTTTCGTTTATTTGAGGGTGGGTGCTTCTCCGGCCTTGAACGATTCCCATGCTGCTGCTTCGATTGCCTCGTGTTCACGGATCGCCGCAGCGTCGGGATCGTTCGACTCCAAGAACGCCTTGAAGGGTGCGAACAGTTCATGCGTTCCGTTCTCCAAGTCTTTGAGTTCGCTGCGGAGGCGATTACGCTCTTCCTCTAGGAAGTCGATCATGGCATCGATCTCTTCGTTCCGACCCGCCATCTCGGGGTCGTGGCCCAGAGCGATGACGCACTGGTCGTACATGTGGATTGCATCTCGCATGGTTTGTTCTAGTCTCATACTCTTACCTTACTCGCTAGGCAGCAGGCTGTCAAGGGATTGTACGTCAGAGTTGGGTGTGTTCCAGTTGCGTTCCGCCCACACCAGAACTTCCGGTCGGACGGTTTCAAAGTGGAATGGGTCAAGGGCGTGGCCGCACAGTCGCTCCGCGAGCCCCGGCTTCGCCGACGACAGGTTGTTGAAGAACGACTGCCCGTAGCGTGGTTTCAGTCGAGGCAGTCCCTCGTGTGGCTTAGCGCACCAGCGCAGGAAGCCGTTGAAGTCGATCACTTCCACCATTTCTTCTTCTTTCGCTTCTTCTTCGGGCCTTTGATGATCTTCTTTGCCCGATGGTATGCGCCTCGCGCCCAGAAGTCCATTAGAAGTCCCCGTCGTCTTCGTGTAGTTCCTCAATGTCGTACTCAATGTCGGTGTAGAGGTGGGCCATCTCGTTGGCCTCTAGGAGCGCATCGGCCCTGTTCGGGCAGTCAAGCACCTTCTCGAACTCGCCGTAGATGTTGGCGTTGATCAGATACTTAGGCATGAGCCATCACCGTGTGAACGAAGTCTTGGATGGCACGGGCCTGCTCGTCGGTCATGTCGGGCGTGCGGTACACAAGCACCGGTAAACCCGCTTTTTTCCATTGGCTGTTCTTAGTGCGATTCATTCCGGGTGCCCCCATGGGTGCTTGTCGGCGCAGAGGTAGAGCAGCAGGGCCATGAAGCCGATGCCCATCGCGGTGGTGAGGAAGAAGTGGATTGTTTCCATGACTCCACCTTACTCGCCTTGCAGGCCCCTGTCAAGTGGTTATCGGAATGATTACTGCAGCGGGGTCGGGGCCGGCGACGAGCAGGCAGAAACAGACCCCCGCCCGAAGACGGGAGCCTGACCGGAGCCGATCAGTCGGCATCGAGGCCGGTGACCGACAACTCGTAATCGTCGCCCCAGACGACCTTCTTGGAGGCCAGCGTGGAGAGACTCTCTAGAGCCTCTTCGGCGTCCATTGCGTCAGCCGCCTCTATGGTGACGGTGCCCTCTAGTCGGACATACCCTGTGAACTTCATTTTTTCTCCCTTCTGTGGCATAACCACATCTTAGCCGATCGTCAAGGGGTTGTCAAGTCTTTTCTTTGAGAATCGTTCCCACTTTCAGACTGCCGACACACCACGGATACACCACGGACACGCCACGGAAACCCGGGGCCGGCGGCCATGTGTTACGCAACACTCACTCGGTGGCGGAAAGGACCGTCAGTAATCTCGAAGAACCCCTTGACAAGCCGGTCGGGATCATGTAAGATGTAGTTATCGAAGGGAAGGGGGTGACTATGTCCAAGCCACGTTTGCGTTCCGCCGAGGAGCGCGCCTCTGAGCCGTCCGACGACGACGGATCGGGGCTGTACTGGGCTTCCAAGGATGCTTACTACGATTCTTGGGATTCCGACCCTGATCAGGTCAACGACTGATCCGGTTGGCCCCTGCCTTCGGGCGGGGGTTCTTCCGTAGCCAATCGGGAAGTGCCCCCTTCGGGGGGCTTTTCTTCTGCCCAAATCAACCCCTTGCCGGCGAGCCCCGCAAACTGTAGGCTCGCCACATGCCCCTCCCCCCGCTGCACTCTTGCCACTATTGCCAGGCTGAACTTAGCCCCAAGGGACACAGCGTGCTGCGACTAGTAACCGGCTGGGTGACGGGGCCTACGGGCAAAACAGTCAAAGACCAAGTGCAAGAACATTACAAGTACTGCCATGAAACATGCCTACCCAGAAAGGTGGAGGACGCAACTCCACCAATGTTCTAAAGAAGACAGCCGGCACTCGAGCCCCGCTAACTGGAGTAGTCGCTCCATTGGTAGATGTGGCCGTGCGTGGCACCGATGGACTTCTCGTCGGGTTCCGACAAAGCCAATCGCATCTCAACGATCTTACGGTTGAGATTCTCGATTTCTCGAATGATCGCTTCTACATCGCGCGTGTTCTTTGCGATCTTGTAAGCAAGAAGGTCATCGCGCTGTTCGTCCATACCTAACGATACTGCTAGTGGTGCGGGGCCTCAGAGCACAACACCAGTTTGGGGCAAAACGAGGCATACCCCCCGCCGAAGCGAGGGGCAAGACGCAGAAAGCGTCAGCGGTGAGGGCGCAGAACGCCGAGACCGGGCACGACCAGAGCACTGTGGCGCTCGCAGTACGGGAGGCCCGGCTCCACGGAGAAGGGCGGCCCAAGCGGCATAAACATCTCGCCCTCGCAAGGCCCAACGGCCCCGTCGGAAGCAAGGAAGCAGTCTTCGTGCGTGAAATCGGTCATGATGTTCCTCTCGTTCGGTGTACCCCCACCCTACAGGACCGTCAAGGGATTGTCAAGTGATTCTTTCCGAATGTTTCAAATCACACATTCAGAACGAAGGCCAGCCGGCGGACGGACTACGGGTATCGCCTCCCATATGGCCGGCCAGCCCCGATGATGAGACAACCTCGCGCTACATCAACACGGTGGAGGAAAGGACTGCCCTCAGGCGAAGTCGACCCACTCGTTGACGTTACGAATGATGATGGGCGTGTTCTCTCCAACCCACGCACCAGCGATGTTGAAGGAGTAGTGCTCCCACGCTTCCTCGAAGGGCAGACCCTCTACCTCAGTCAGATGCTCAATGATGTCGTCCTCGTTGTAGACGACCACCGTGTTCTTCGAGTACTGGCAGCCCCATCCAACGATTGCGGAATCCAGTCCGTCCATGAACAGGGCCTCAGGGTTCAGTTCTTCTAGGGCTGATTCCGTGATCTTGCGAGCGCGAGTGCCTTTGAGTTGGCGTTCGTTGGCTTCTGGCTCACTCTCCATGATGGCAGCGTTGGCCTCTAGTTGGGCGAGTGCTGTGGGATCCCCATCTTCGGGGTCGTGGTAAGCGGGCATGCCCCCACCCTACAACCCCTTGTCACCCGTGTCAAGCCATTTCTCAACTGTTTCCGGCTTCAACCCCATCACCTGAACGATCCGCTCGGGGCTAGCGCCAAGCGCGTGCATCTCACGAACGTGATCGGAAACCGTCCAAGCCTTGTACCCACCACTCACCGCCCGCGCCCGCAGCACACCCTCCCCTTCGAGAGAACGATGTCCGCAGCCTTCGCCATCTTGGATACGAAGTTTTCGTATTCCTTTTTGACTCCGGACTTGGATGGCATCCCGCCGAGAGCCCCGCGATTGTCTGGTTCTTCTTCTTCTGTCATGTCCCTATTGTATGTTAGAGTGCGCTTATGGAAGTCGACCCGCAAGCAATCATCAACGCCCTGAGTCAGCAACTCGGCGCGCTGCATACAGAAAACACCATTCTCAAGATGGCGCTTCAGCAGCAACAAGTGGCTTTGGCCGCATCCGACGGGGCTTCCGCTGAAGAAGGCACGGACAAAAAGAAAAGCGCCCCGAAGGGCGCACCAGATTCCGAATAACTCAGAAGCGAACTTTGCCGCGACAGATGCGGCGTGCCCCTTCCTTCTTGCGATCCACGAAAGTCGATGCGCGGTTCCTGCGTCCTTCACGGAGGGCTGAGACCTGATTGTCGCGGGACAGGCGACGCAGGGTTGTCATGTCCTGCTTGCTCACCCGACGGGTGGTCTTGGAGATCGGCTTAGCGTCTTTCTTTCGCATAGGTAAATCATACATCCTCTAGACAGCCTTGTCAAGTCGGATGTGTTCGATTCGGATGCCCCACTTCACCAGATCCCCGAGGCGGTAGGTCAGGGTGCCGTCGTCGTCTTCCTCCATCCAGTCGGCGGCGTCGTCATCCAGAACGACGGCCTTGCCACCGTCCCAGCGGACGATCTTGCCGTGGATGTCTTGGTCGACGACCTTCACGCGGTCGCCAATGCGGAAGACGGCCCCGTCATCGCGGGTGCGGTCGGGCGTATCGGACCAAGGCGGGAGGGTCATGCGTTCATCATTTGCTCGGTGTCGCACTCGGCGCAAACCTCGCCGAACGCCCAGTTGCTCTGGGGGAACAGCGGGAACTCGTAGCCCGGGCCGGAGCCGTGGCAGGTCTCGCAATGGGGAATGTTGTTGTTGACGTGTGGGTTTTTTCTCATGCCCTCACCTTACTCGTTTGTCAAGAAGTTGTCAAGTCTTTTCACTCCGGCCACGGTTCACTCACTCCCACCTGCGTCAGGCCGGACATGTAGTTCAGTTCGGGGTTGTTCCCAGCCACCCAGAGTGCCCACTTCTCGGCGGGCTCCTTCTTGTGGCGCTCGGCCCAGATAGCGTTAGCGTTGGCCTCGGACTTGATCTTGACGTTGCCGACGGTTTCCTCGGACATGCCGTCATCGGCCAGTTCCTCAGCCATTTCGATGAAGTCGTCGGCCCCGAAATCCTGGCAAACGAGTGCCATGGTCAGCGACATTTCCAGCGCCTCCTCATGGGATGCGGGGTACGGGACGGGATCGCCCCCATCCACCATTTCCCAATGGAAAGGGGTGCGTTCGGGCGTAGTCATTTCTGTACCTCCACTTTGGTTCCTAGGTCATAGAGTTTCGGATCGCCGGGGTTGTCCCAAGTACGCAACCCGAAGGAACGGAGTTCCTCGGCCGCAGCCTTAGCCTCGGCCTCGGAGTCCGCTTCGACCTCGAAGTCCCAGCGTTCCTTGATCCTGACGACGTAGGTGGTCATGCCGCCACCCTCTCGCCGTTCCTTGTGCGGAGGGTCGCTTCACGCTTGACGAAGTTGGCCGTGCGACCAATCGACATTGTGGTGAAGAACATGGCAGCGACCGACAGGGCCGATGCCTGACCGGCGTAGTCGTAGCGGTAGATGTGCGGACCCCAATGGATCGACACCTCGTCGTCGGAGACCTTGATGGCCCCCACGTCGGAAGCGGTGGCGTCCCCATGCGGAAAGAGCCAAAGGTCGGAACGTCCCTCGCCCATGCGGGTGAGTTCGGCGGTCACGATGCCGCTGTTGATCGGGTGGGTATGTTCTGTGGTTTTCGTGGTTTTGTCCATGCCCCTACCGTACTCTCATGCCATACCCCTGTCAAGGGATTCTTAGACATTTCTAAGAGATACTTTCTATCTCACATTCAGATAGGAAACAGCCCCCTCCCGGCGTTTCCGGCTTGGGTATCGCGTCGCCCGTGGCCAGGAGAGGACCGGGGCTTTCGCTCTCATGCTACGACCACACGGTGGCGGAAAGGACTGCTAGAACCAAGCGTCCATGCCATCGCATTCGGCGGCGGTCCAGCGCAGATACCAGATAGCGAACTTCACCTCGTCAGTGAGGTCGGTCACCGTGGGCTCGCCATCCGTGTAATCCAACTGGTTGACAAACGTGAGTTTCCCGCCTCGCTCATTCAGGGTGGCCTCCATCTGATCGGCCAGATCACGGCACTCCGCAGGTGGACGGTAAAGCCCATCCTCATCGGTCCCATAGAAGGTGTCCTCACCATTTGTTTCCCAGACGTAAGAGTCGATCTCGTGGATGTTGGTGGTGTCGGAGTTGAGGGCGTTGATGAGCCAGTTGCCGTGCTTGCCTCTGTACCAGCAGTAGGTACCCAGCATCCCGGTCACTTGACCGGAGGGTGGGGAGGCGTTCGTGTAGGGGCAGCCTTTGGCTTCGATGGTTGCAGCGCAGTTGATACGTTCGTCCGTGGAGCCGTCATGCAGGGTGATGGTTTCCATGATGGCGGTGCCCCCGGTAGTGCAGGGGTAGGCGTGCGGCATGTTGTCTAGGCCCATCAGACAAGATCCTTCTGCTCACACAATGCGGCAGCAAGTTCCGTCAGGTACGGGTAGGCACGACGGATCGGCCCGCTGTGTCCAGCGAACATCTCACCCATGATGACATGCTCGTGTAGCACGGCAGCCAGCGAGTCAGCCTCGCTAGCGGTAAGCGTGATTTTGGTGCGGCGGAGCACCCTGTCAATCTTCATCTAGTTCCCCTTCGTTAGTAGGTACCCATCACAGTACTGGAGTCAACGAAGGATGTCAAGGGGTGATCGCATAAAGACGAGAAAAGACACGGGGTGGGGTCTGGAGCCCCGACAAGGAAGGGGGGAACCTGCCGGAACTACACCACCGAACAAACCCCACCCGGTGCCAGTTCGAAGAATAACACGGGGCTCGCGCACGGAAAGCAACTATGGACAAAAGAAAAACCCCCCGAAGGGGGCTTTTCTCGGCGGGACGTTCCTAGCCAACTTGTCAGTAGGCTTAGAGGTACTTCCTCTTGAGTTTGATTGGGCGAGGGGGCGGGTCTTTGTAGACCATCTTTGTGGTGCCAGCCTTGGCCCCTTTAGCCCCGGGTTCGTCGGCCGTGTAGACGGTGATCGTGCCCATCTCCGTTTCGTGGATGGTGTACCCGATAGCGTTCTCAGTCATCGTATTTCCTGTCGTCGGGACGTAGGCACTTGTCGCACACGTCGATGTAGCCGAAGCCCCCACCCAGCGGTTCGACGATCTGGTGTTCCTCGTCAATGTCGATGGTTGCTCCGCATCGCTCGCACTCGCGGCAGCAGCACATGAGACAGGTGTCGCCCAGTCGCATGTCGGGTGCCTCGCCCGCCAAGACGGACTCGCAAGGATCGGAAGTGCAGGTGGTGGTCATGTCTGAATACTACCTTCGTTCTGAATGGCTGTCAAGCCCCACCGGGAAGAATGTTCCCGATGGGGCCGGACGGGCCAGCGTTAGATGGCGTCTGCCACCGGGACTTCGACCACGTTCTCCGTGGCGTCGTTCACGTTGACACGGACGTAGGCGGTACCCGTGACCACGGCCTCAACCGTGGAATAGGCGATGGAGCCGTTGTCGACCAGACGGTCGAACGAACGGGAGTCCACGGAATGCTTCACCGTAGCGTTGTAAACCACATCGCTAACGGCCTCACGAAGCGCCGGGACTGAGAACGAGCGACGGAAGGCCTCGGTCAAAACGACCGCCCTACCGTCAACGACGACGGTGGTCGTCCCTGCGTTCTCTGCAGCGTCAACGAGGTTGCTTTTGGCATCAGCCAAAGCGCCCTCTGCTGCGGATTTTGCTGCGAGACACAACAAGTATGTCTTAGCAGCCTGAGCGTGATTGCTCATATTTCACTCCCCTTCGGGGTATCAGGGTCACCGGCTCTCGGCGACTAAGAAACACGGTACTTGACAGGTGTCAAGGAGTCAAGCGATTTCTTAGATTGTTTGTCAAGATAACGTCCCGTCTGCAAGACCCGTCGGTCAGGGCCAAAAAGCCAACTTCTTGCCAAAACCCCACAGACGTTCAAGGTCAAAACCGTCAAAGAAATCCTAAGAAATCTTGCGCTACCTCAACACGGTGGCGGAAAGGAACTGAGAGGGGAGGCGACCAAGGGTGAAAGGACTAAACCCCCCCGCGCCTTGCGGCCACAGGAACCTCCCCACTCAGAGATCAGGTCAAGACGCTGATTACGTTCAGGGCATCCGTTTCAGCCCTGTTCATCAACTCCTGCCAGCGTTCAGTTATGGCTTCCAGCGTTTCCATCTCCGCCGTGCCATCGTCCTCAATCTCAGCAGCCTCATGGTATTGCGTATGCAGGGTGCCCAGCACGGGGTCTTCGTCCCCGTAGTAAGAGTGACGAACCTCGCCGTCCTTGTAGGCGTTGGCACCCCAGAAGTCCATGCCTTCTTCGAGGTATGACTCCACGAAAGATAGGAGCGGGTTGAGTTCCGACAGTTTACTGACCAGTCCTTCAGCCGGACCCCACGCCGTCTGGTAGGAAACGGTCGCTGAACTAACGTCATCGCTCACATCTATCAATATGTCGTGAACGTCTGGCGCCCATTTGGTGCCCCACTTGGCGATGTTCCAGTCGTACCAGTTGTTGTAGCCCGTTTCTTCGTGGGCTTTCTCGCCCTGTTCGATCTGTTCGATCATCCCTGCCAGATACTCGTCGGTCACCCACGAACCGTTTTGGGTTTCGCCGTCGAAGTTGTCACCGGCACGGAGTTTGCCTGCGTCACGATCAGCACGCATTTCCTCTACCGATTCACGGGTCTGCATCGGTGAACGGGTACCCAGAAGAACGTGAGGGGTTGGGTGGGGCAGGGTCAGGTCGTACACGTCGGGCGAGACTGTGACGGATTTGACGAACTCATCCAGCGCCGTGGCATCGCCCTCATTGGCGATGACGACCAGTCGGTTTGTGCACCAGTTCGGCATTAGCCCTCCCCTAGGAAGGACTGCAATACCTTGATTTCCGTTTGCCAGTCATCGCCGTATTGCTCGTTTTCTTCCAAGAAACGTATGACCGTTTCTACATGGGCTTTTGTTCCAGTAGGCATTGGGTTTCCTTCTCTTAGTAGTTGGGTACCAGCATAGAGGACACCCGGCCACTTGTCAAGCGGTTATGGGATTTCTACCGTCTCTACCGTCACCAACTCGAAGACATCCTGCCACTCAATCTCGCACTTGTCGCAACGCACCCATTGGTACACCATGTTCTCGAAGGCTTCCAACTTCGTGGCCTCAACGGCCCGATGCTCGCAGAAGGGACAGAAGTAAGGGTGCTTGATGTAACGCTGCAGGGTCGCAGCATCAACAGCCCCGGTCTCCACGACAGACTGGTAGCCCATCGCCTCGGTCGGTTCGGAGGTCACGATGACGCCCATCCGAAGAACAGGAACCAGCGTTCGCCGTCGTTCTTAGGCTGCTCGTCGTCGGTGAGTTCGATAGCGATGGCGCTGTCCCACTTGTCGTCCGACATATTGACGATCTTCTCAGCCTCGTCGTGTCCAAACCACTTGACGATCTTCTGGAACGCTTCCTTGCTGGCCGTGCGGGCTTCAGCCGCCTTCGCCGCATATTCCGGCTTCTGACCCGGCCAAACGTGTGGCACGCTGTTCCAGCCCTGAGCCGTCACGATCACGTCCTTCACGTTGCGCGCCCTCATCCCCGAAGGCCTAGGTATGAGGTAGGCGCTGTCCTTCTCACAGATCGTGCCCGTGTAGCCAGCGTGGCCGTAGTCGTAGAAAGCGCCGTCGACAGCGTGTCGGAACGCTTCCTTCACGTCCTTGCCGTTGGCTTCTGTCTCGAACTGTTCAGCGCCCATTGCGCCACCCCTTTCATTAGGTACCCCCACCCTACTCGCCCACCATCCGCCTGTCAAGAGATAAAGAAAGATTCGATTTCCTATTGACAAGACCAACACGTTCACCTACTATCCAGTCATGACCAACACACAGGAATACATCACAACCAACTGGAAGTGCACTGACGAGAAGGGCACCCTTCTCAAAATCATCAACTTCCCTTGCGACTACGGTGACTTCGGAGGCGAATCCATGTGGGTCCGCCTTATCGAAGGCACCGACAATGATGGGATCGGCTTCGTCTGCAACGACCCGGCGTTCTCATCTCTGCGCTATGGCGACGTGATCGCCTACGCCGGAGGCACTGACGACACGAAGGCTCACTACGCCGGACGTGCCGTCAACGTCTTCGAGTACAACGGCTCACCACAACGTGAGTACCTGAAGGAAGTTGCCAACGAGACTCCAGAACTCCAGCAGTTCAACGGACTCATGAAAGACCAAACCGAATGCGGTGAGTGCGGCGACCCTCTCCACCAGCATGATGTCACGGTTGGCGAATGACATGCCTGTCATTAGAAATCTTATTGCAGAGGTTGCAGAAGCAGACCTACCCCATGTAGTGTTTCCTTCTCGTACTAACACAAACTGTCAAAGTTGCTTATCATGCCCGTAGACACGAAGCCGTCAAACGGCACACAGTTCGCCCGCACTATGGACGGGAAGATCAACTTCGACGCCTATGCGGGGCTAACTGGCACCGTTGTCTGGGCGAACATGACAATCGACATCATTGTCGTTGACGCACGTCAGAGATACGGACACCTGGACTTACAAGTCACGCCCGTCTCCGGCCACGGCTTCATCTGGCTAGAACGCAAGAACGTACACCTGATCGACGATCCGGGTCTTGAGCCACCCAAACCGGCTCCCCTGATCGACATTCTCTTGGAGGATCCTCCTCTCAAGGACTCCACGGTGGGGGATAGCACCCCTGTTAGATCCGTGGATGCCGGGTTCTTGTCGCTCATACGAGCGGTGACAACCCGTATCAAGTAAATAACAACAACCCATGGAGATGAATAATCATGGCTATTCCCCGTAAGCAGTATCAGGTAGTTCTGGAAGTACCACCCGAGCCCCAGCGTGGGCGTCCCGGGCATGGCAACCTCCAGAAGTTCCTCGCTCGTCTTGAGGACGAGCATCCCGGCGAGTGGTCGGTCCTTGACCGGAACCGCAAGCACATCGGGTACATCTACAACCTGAAGAAGAAGTACCCGAACCTTTCGGTGAACGCTCGTCAGAACGACGACGGCACCTACGGCGTTTGGGTGAAGATGGACAAGGCCGAGGCCTCCGTCTAACTGATCTTCACCACCAAAAAGATTAGACCGCGCGGTTTGCCCGTGCGGTCTTTTCTTTTGCCCAAATCACTCTCGAGGCGTGAAGCCCCGCAAGATCTTTTAGTCGTCGGACTTCTTGCCCTTCGGAGCGGCTTTGGGGGCCGGGGCCGCTGTACCGAACCGTGCACCGATCGTGGTGACAGTCGGTGCATGCCCGCTGGCGGTGCCGAACTCGGGATGCATGGAATCGTCTGCGTCAAGACCTGATTCGTCTTCCGACATGACTCCGGTGACATAATGACTCGGTGAGGTTACTTTGCGCATGTTTACTCCCAGTTGGATTGTTCCCCTATTCTACCCCACAGGAGATCTTCAAGAAATCACTTGACGCCTTATGCTTGTCTGGTGTAAGGTGATGTTCGTACTGACAAGGGGACTACCTTATGAACAAGAAACAAGAAGCAGCAGCAGCCCATCGTGAACTCAAGGATGCCATTCTCTATGCACAAGCACTAGAGGACGGCTACGAGTTCCCCGATGAGATCGTCCTGCCTGCCGGCACGCTCGTATCCGGTCGGCTGTTCCAACTCTCTAAGCCAGACGTTGACGGTAACCACATTCGAGAGTTGGGCTGGTACCGCTTTGATGGCGCCGTCAAGCAGCCTCCGTCAAGAATCGGCATGGGGTTCGGCTACTGGGGCACCATCGGCACTTGGACCATCCTCGCCCATGGCCCCTACAACAAGAACGGATCTCCGAAGGGGCATTGTCGCCAGATCGACCTGTGTGTCGGCGAGGGTGCTTCGGGTCGTGTTGAGACTCGCATCTGGAAGATCGCTAAGGGTCGTGAGACTGCCAACTCTAGGGGCGTCAAGTTCGTCAAGGTTGCGGAGAACGGTCGTGCCGAACAGTACGCCGACTTCGAGGAATGGTCGGGCGACCATGAGGGGGAGCAGTTCTCAACCCAGGAGTTGGTCGAAAAGTCTGGTTTTTCATCACAGACCGTATTGAAGTATCTCAAGACCTCGGCCCACTTCACTAAGATCAAGTCGGGCTTGTATGAGTGCGGAAAGAATCAGACCGCCTAAAGAATCTTCCAATAAACCCTTGACAGCCCATATTGACTGCTGTAGGGTACTTACATACCTACCGATAACAAGTCCATAGGAGGACTACTAATGAGCAACTCAGAAGCCACACTCCCCGACTGCTGGGAAAAGTTCCAGCAGGTCCTAGACAACGGGATCGACCGTGTGATCCTGTTCGGCCCACCGGGAACGGGCAAAACCTACTGTGGTCTGAACCACGGAAACGTCGATGCAGGCGCCTTCCGTCTGGTCTGCACAGAGGACATGACCAACGCCGACGTGACCGGCTCCTTCATGCTTGAGAAAGGTGACTTCCGCTGGGTATCCGGCGCAGCACTCAAGGCGTGGAACGGGAACGGCAATCAGGGCGGTCGACTCGTCGTGGACGAGATCGACAAGGCCGGGGGCGACGTGTTCGCCACGCTGCTCGCCATGCTGGACACTCCTGAGTCCGCTTCGTGGGAGAACCCGCAGAACGGTCGTGTCCACAAGCCGAAGGATGGCTTCACGGCGGTCATGACGACCAACGTCGAAGAAATGCGTGAACTCCCTCCGGCACTCACCGACCGTTTCCCTGTCCGTATCCGTATCGACCAGCCTCATCCCGATGCTCTCCTGCTGCTCTCCCGTGACCTTCGTGGGATTGCCGTCAAGATGGCTGATGCCGGGGAACGTCGCATCTCGCTTCGCCAGTTCATGTCGTTCGACTCGCTTCGCAAGGGGCTGGAAGTTGAGCGTGCCGCTGAGATCGTGTTCGGTAATCGTGCCGAATCCATCATGGATGCCATCGCCGTGGACGGTGTAGCGTGAATCAGCCCACCCACTTCCCTGAGCCGGAGATTCTCTCCCGTGAAGATACAGAACACGGTCGCTGGACCGTAGAGGGCTGCGCTCCAAAGCGTGGGCTTCCCCACACAATCATCCCTGAGCGCATCATGCACGCCCCTGTCGACACGTCCGACATGTCACGCTGCATCCGTGCCCATGAGATGATGCACGCCAAGGTTTCTCCCGGCATTGAGTTTCAGACTTGGATCGACCGTGGCTTGGCATCGGAGCAAGCACTCAAATCCGTTGAGGAAATGCGTGTGAACCACCTTTGCCAACTGGCCGGGTTCGACATGAAAAAGCATCTTTCCGACGACGGCGAGACTTACGACGGGGAACGTGGCGTTGCCCTGCGTGATTGGCGTGGCTGCGTACTCATGGCAATCGCCTGTGCCGGCACGGCTTCCCACAAGAAGTTCCTGACTGGCGTCCGTCGCCACGATCGCTTTTGGGGGAAATGCCTGCTGGACATCAGTAAGCGTGCAATGCGTGAGATGAAAAAGGTCTACGCCGTCGACCTCGCCTCCACAAAGGTCCACAAAGACATCGGCATTGCTCCCATGGGATTCGCTCACACAGAGCGCATCGCTGAGTGGATCGACAGGATCGCTGAACAGGAGCCACCACCACCGCCAGAGTCAGAGACTGAGAAGGCTTCGACTCCCGACGCCGACGACGCCGACGAAAACGAGGGCCAAGAGGGTGTCGCGGAGGGTCGCAAACTCACCCATGACAACCGTGGGAAGGAGAACCCTCAGAAGGAAGAAGGGTTTGGAGAACGCCTAAAGGGCATCACTCCCGATCGCGGCTTCTACGATATTCCTCGCTGGAATGAACTCCGTGTCGAAAAACTGCCTTTGACTACTCTGGTCCCCGGCACCATCGGCAAGAAGCGCATCGCTTCCAACACGGGTCGCCACCCTCGTCGCCTCCACCGTTACCTAACCGATCCCGAAATGCGTATCTTCGATCGCGTAATCAAGGGCGTGGGCGGGGTGCTGGTGCTGGACTGCTCCGGCTCAATGGATCTAACCAAAAAGCAGATCCGTGAAATCTTGCAGGCCGCACCCGGCGTAACCGTGCTGGGCTACACCGATCGTGGCAACGATGGCCCGAACGCATGGGTACTGGCCGACAAGGGGCGCATGGTCGACGATCTTCCATTCACCGGCTCCGGCAACGGCGTCGATCTCCCCGCAATCGAATGGGGCGTCGCCCACAAGCAGCGTTCCGGTGCCCCCGTCATATGGGTGAGCGATGGCGGCGTCTGCGGCGCCGGGCAAGGCTCATCGGATGCGCTGGCGATGCAATGTATCAAATACTGCATCAAGAATCGGGTCATCGTCGTACCCCACTTGAGCGAGGCTGTCGAAATGCTCAAGAAGATGAAACGTGGAGAAAAAGGGCGCACTCGCTGGCCTAGCCAACTCCGCTACGTCTACCGCAACATGAACGGCTCTCGTCTGGAGGACGACTACCCGAACGGTTGATGGTAAAAGATCGTTGGCCCCTCCGGAGATTCGTGTCCTCCTTGCTCCGGAGGGGTCAGCCTTTTCGTTTCTGACTGAACAACCCCCGGTCCCACAGCCGGGTCGCCATAGTTATGGCAACGACTGCTGAGCATTGCGCCCAGCGGAGATCAGCGCCCAGGATCTTGAGGATCCCCCACAGCGCCACGCTGTAGAGCGGTAGCGACAGGATAATGAACAACAACGGTGCGGTTGCCGTTAGTTCGTTGGCGTCCACGGTCTCAGGCACTGGCGAATGCCTCCGGCCCAACGATCTGGTGGATGCGTTGCCGCGACAACTCGTATGTGTCGGCTAACACCTTGACTCTGGCTCCGTCGCCGTAGAGACGCTGGATCTCCTTGTTTCTTGCCGCTTTTGACGCCGGCCCAGGCCGTAGTGGTCCCCACTCCCAACCCGGGATTGATTCAAGTGCTTCTTCTCGCTCCCGGAACTTGACAAGGTTCGACTCAAGTTTTCGAACGGCCGCCGAATCTCCTCGGTTTCGTGCAATATCCCGGTCTTCTCGCAGTTTTCGCCGCCGCTGCCGCAGATAAGACACAAAGGAGCCAAGTTTGACTTCCATGCCTTCGAGCACCTCGACGTGGAGGGCCGGCACGCGGCAGTGTCCCTCCCGTCGAGCGAACTGATTGAGCGCTACTACATACCACTGGAACCGCAGATTGTTGTCCATACGTCTACACTAGTACGAGAGTCGTACAACCGACAACCCCCTCCACCACAGGTGAATAACATGGACCCTCAGGAAATAGAGGACCTCAGAGACGAGATCATGAAGTTCCTTCAGGCTCTCCCTGGACCGGAAACCTCAAAACTCAAGGATCTGATGGACAAACTCGCCGAGCAGATGATCGAGACGCAGTCCGATGGGAATGACGTGCTCTTCTGCGGAAGCGATGGGAAGACCATCATCAAGGCCGTTCACTTCCCGAGATCTAGTCTTGGTAGCGACGGCCCCGTGATTCTTCCGAGTGCCGATAGCAAAGTTATCCTTGCTGCGTTCTCCGATGAGTATGTCCAGACCAATCTGGACGAGGTGCGCAACGTTTTCCAAGATCCTTCAGTGCGCGAGCACCAATGGGAACAGTTTCTGAATGGTTTGGCCACCCAAGTAAGCCGGGCTCATGCTGAAAGTGACGAGTTCGACTGGTCCGGTGCTCTGCCCGAGTAAAAGTTGGCTTTCTCGTTTACTCTTTACCAACCTTGTGGGGACCAATAACGCTCTGACCTGCAGGTTTGCGAAAAGCACCATATAGGGTATGTGCTACATTGAAGCACATGGGGATGGAAGTGCATCAGCCTGAATGCTGAGAATAATGCAAGCGGGGACCTTGCATCAAAAAATGACTTTAAGGATCCGACCCCCGACTCTCATCCTCATTCCCACTGATTCTCAAAAGTCTTCCAGGGGAACGCTCAAAAAGCCGGTTAAAAGCCGGTTACTCCTCCTGGCCGCCTCGAGGAGATAAACCAGAAACTTGACTTTTCGATCCAGGTGCAGTAGTTGCAGTGCTCGAAAAGTGGACTTTTGGGCATCCACCACGAGTAGCCTGGTTTGCTGATATCTCAGTTTAAACAAGCAGAACCTTGCATTGCGAGTTCGGAAATTGCCGATCGCCGTCCTGGATTTCGATTTCAAATCTCGCGCGCTATGCACCGACGGTGGTGGATAGCACTGCGGGTAGATGAGGGCGACCCCCAAAAATGCGGGAGCCCGGAGAGATCAGCGCCACCTGCCACCACTGAAATATCCCCGGGCTCAACCGCATTACATTCTTGCTTCGCCGTCTCTTGCCTGCTCCGGCTTTACCAGATTACCACGTTTCTGGATTTTCTTGAGATAGTTGCTTGCGCCGGCGGCCCGCGAGTGCTAGTTTCACAACTCACAACCAAGCGGCCGGCCCGGCGCTCATCAAGACTGTTGAAAAACCACGGTCTCGGATCGACGCGTCCATATATCAGTCGAGCATTTCTAAAGGTTCCCCCCAGACCCCCCTCCAAAGGGGGCTCAGGATCCTGAAGGAATCACTTGACGAGGTCATTGAGTTTCTGTATACTCTCGCTACCACTACCTGGTGGCGGAAGGACTAGATAATTCAATGGTCTCTGAGATCTCATGACAACTCCCAACTCTAAGGGGCGTGGCGAGTCGCGCCTGAAGAGAGATCAGCGGCGTAAGGCTGAACTAATCCCTGATGCCCTGATATCTGAGGTGTATGAGTACTGGCTGCAGGTTATGAGGCCAGGACGCACCCGGGTGCCGGCTTTGGATGCGAAGCGTCGTTTAAAGGTGGCTTCCGCTATCGCCGACTACGGGGCCGCCGATTGCATGCGTGCCATCGATGGGTGCGCCCATTCGGATTTCCACATGGGTAGGAACAGGCAGAACAAGAAGTACGACGATCTTGAACTAATTTTCAGAGATCAGGATCATATTGAACGGTTTCTGGGTAGCGCCGAGTCAGTGCCCGAGTCTGGCGAGTGGGATGCCGAGCCCTCGAGGGAAAGGTGCAAGAATGCTGAAAACTGAACTGAAGGACCTGGTTCTCAGAACTTTCGCCTTGTTTAATCAGACCCTGTACGCAGCGGATCAGCAAATCACTTTGACTTCCTGGTTTTCTGTGCTGCATGACCTGCAGTTCGAAGACTGCCGGCAAGCCCTGGAGACGTGCGCAATTGCTGACAAATTCATGCCAACCCCTGGAGCGCTCCGCCGCCTGGTTATCAGCGAGAAAGAAGACATCCCAACCGAACACCAATTCTGGTCATACATCCAAGCCGGAATAAAAGCCCGGAACGAAGGCACCACAATAAAAACCCGGAAAGAAATAGCGGAACACCCCATAGTCATAAAAACCATAGAAGAAATCGGGCACGACGTAGTCTGGGGACTACACACAAACGGAGACAGACAATGGGCACTAGCCGCATATAACGAAAACCTTAAACGCTTCATGGCTAAAGGCATCACGGTGGTGGAAAGCAATGCGTAGAAACCCCGGACGCCCACCCAAAGAACCCACAGGCGACAAATCAACCCTCACACTGAAGATAACAGCCGACTTCAAACGCCTACTCATGCGCCAAGCCCACGCATACGGCATGACACTAACCGAATACATCATAACCCTAGTCAAAAGAGACGCAGAACAACCATGAGAAAGGCAACCAGAGCCCAATACCCCCACCGAATGTACAATATTGTACTCAGAATAACCGGCAAAGAGAAAAACAAGATCCTAAAAGCCGCCAAAAAAGCCGAACTAACACTCACAAACTACATAAAGTACTGCATCTACACCGAAACACGCCGAGAACAAGGCTTCCCCACACCAAACAAAACACTCCACCCACTCCCAACCATACAAGAACAAATCAAAGCAATCGCCACAGGATCCAGCCTGGCGCAGCCCTGTGGGGCTTTTGGGTGTGATTTGGTGGTGGTGGATGTGGCTTCTATGAGGTTTTGTGAGGTTTGTAGTTTGAGGGTGGGGTAGGTATGCTGTTCTTCTCGGGGGTCATCGATTTACCGTTACCCATCTTCGTTGCGTCC